ATGAAAGAAAAAATAGACATATTAGTTACAATAGATGAAAACTATCTCAATCCACTTCAAGTTATGTTAACATCTATATATCTTAATAATCAAGATGATATATTTAAAATTTGGCTAATACATCAAAGTATTCCGCAGGAAAAATTAGATTTATTAAATAAACAAGCTATTAGATTTAATTGGGAATTTGAAGCAGTAGTGGTTGATGAAAGTTTATTTGATAAAGCGAAAACTGTCGATAGATATCCAAAAGAAATGTATTTTAGATTACTTGCAGGTCAAATATTGCCTAAAGAGCTTAAAAAAGTACTTTACTTGGATCCAGATATTCTTATTATCAATCCATTGAGACCTTTATGGGAAATGGACTTAAAGGGAAATATGTTAACTGCTTCAACACATGCAGGTGTAACAAATATTATCAATGGTGTAAATAATATCCGTTTGGGGACAGATCATGACTACTATAATTCAGGAGTAATGATAATGGATCTTGATATGCTTAGATCAGTCGTGAAAATAGAAGACATTAATGAAGTAATTGAAAATTATAATGCCGTTTTGATTTTACCTGATCAGGATATTCTTAATTTTTTATATGGTAATTATATACTTGGAGTTCCTGAAGAAATATGGAATTATGATGCCAGAAAGTATTCTAGTTACTTAACAAGAAGCCTTGGGAAAGAAGACATTCATTGGGTTGCAGAAAACACAGCTGTTTTACATTTTTGTGGTCAACCAAAACCATGGGATGAAAAAAATGATACGAGATTTACGGTACTTTATGAAAATTATCGTATGCTAACAAAAAATTACATTTAAAAATAAGCGAATTTGCGCTTATTTTTTATTTGGAAAGAATTTCCGTACATTAAAAATATTTTTAATAAATAAAAGTACTTTAAAGTAAAAGAATTCTGACATTTGTGGTAAAATAATAGGTGGTTAAGCGTTATCTTTTTATTTTTTAGCTATAAATGTTGGCACATTTTTGGCACAAAATACTTTGGGCAGAAGTATTTTAAATGAAGAATTAAGCTATAGGTACGTTTGCCACGTCTTCAGGGCGGGGTTTGTTTCCCCACTGGTGAATGTCACAAGGTATTTTTCACTAGGTTTCAAGTGGCAAAACCCATTGCCTAAAGCATTTCTAAAAATCATGAAAGTTTCATTTTGTATCAAAATTTAAAAATTTGGCACAAAATTTGGCACAAATGTAAAAAAGAAAAGGAGCAGTTTTAGGCGACGTCGTCTAAAATTGTTCCTATTTTTTCATTTTCTATTTTTTCAAGTTCTTTCAAAATATGTGTATAAGTATTCATTGTTATATCTACTGATTTATGACCTAAAGTTTTTGAAACTGCTAATATATTTATACCTTTCATTATTAAAACAGAAGCATAAGTATGCCTTAATCCATGAATGCTGATTGATTGTTTAATTTTCAATTTTTTTTGGTATCTTATCAATGCTTTGTTTATCGTAGCATTTGCAACAATTTTTCCGCTTGGATTCATAAAGATTAATTTTTCATTATTAATTACATTATTCTTCTTGAAATAATCAGCTTGTCTTGTTTTATAATTTTTCAATAAGTCCATAGTAGCTTGAGATACAATAACTTTTCTTACTGACTGCTCATTTTTTGTGGGTCCAAAAGTTTTAGTGGAAGTTATATAAGCTCTCTCAATACTTATCATATTGTTCTTAAAATCAATATGCTTCCAGGATAAACCTGCCAATTCTCCATAACGCATACCAGTCATACCAGCTAAATAGATTAGTAAGCTAGTTGCTGATTCAGGATGTATCTTTTCCTTGGTAAACTGCATCAACTCTTTGTAATTATCATAATCTAGGTACTTTTCACTTTCTTTTCTTGTCTCAGCTTGTCCAACGACCACAGCTCCTTTGGTAAAGTCAAAAGGTATTAGTCCTTCGTCAATCGCTGCAATTATACTTGTTCTAATATGCGAATTTAATCTTCGGACACTCGAAGTAGCATGTATTTCAGCATACTCGTTAAGATATTGTTGATAGTTTAACCTTTTAATACTTTTGATAGCTATTCTACCAAAATATTTGTCAATATTTTTAAGTGAATTTGCATATTTGTTATAAGTTTGATCAGATACTTTACCTTTTTTATAGGTATCTATCCAACTCTTGAAGTAATGATATAGCGATACATTTTTTTCCTCAAATTTCATGCCTTTTGAGACTTCTATTTCAATTTGATTAGCAGCAACAATAGCATCTTGTTTTTTCTTAAATCCACTTTTACGGATTTTTTTGAAATTACCGTCAATATCTTTGTAAGAAATTTCATATTGCCATACGTTACCACGTTTAATATATCTAGCCATGATTGAATAATTCTCCCTTTTCGTGTAGAATAGGGTATAAGAAAACTACCCTATTGAAGTGGTTTTTGTCGATATAAACGTCATTCAAACTTTGGTCGGGGAGAATGACGTTTTTTTTATTTATCCTTTTAATAAATCTTGAAGTTTGATTTTTAATCTTTCTATATCTTCACATGATAGTTTATCAAGATCTTTTATTATAGTATTAAAATCCATAATTATTTTTTTAAATTAATTTCAAACGATTCAGTAGCAGAAGTATTTCCGTCTTTTGATAGTGTAATTTTTACAGTATTATTTTTGTTCTTTAGTTTAAAAGATGGTCTAATTGTAGACTTATTTGTTTCATATGTTTCGGTGTACATATTAGCATCTTTAATATCACTAGCTAGATTTTCTCCATCTTGTTCTGCAAAGAATAAAATTCCGCTTTGAATAAATTTTTGTTTTTTCATACTATCATCATTGTTCCCGAAAGACCAGTCTAAAGTAACTATTAGATTATCATCTTTTATTTCAGCTTCTTTGGGTTGAATTTTAAAGTCGTTTATTCTTATTTCTTTTTCTGAAGAAAGATTTATTATATTCTTATTTCCACATCCAGAAATAATTAGCAGTGATAATAGTAGCGTTAATCCTAAAGTAATATACTTTTTCATTTTTTCTCCTTATACTAAATTGTTAATGTAGTCAAAAAACTCACTTTGTACCATTTCTGCATTTGTAGTCGTAGGTAGATCGTAGTATTGCACAAATCTAGTCCAATTAAACTCCTCAGGTTCAAGATCAAGTTCTGTCATATATTGTTCTATCAGTTTTCTAATCATAAATCTATCAGCCTCATTCTCGCAAAGAATGGGGTTATTTTTGTATTGAGCAGGATAATGATCTCTATGTTTTATTTCATGATAAATAGTCTTATCATGAACTGTTGAAGTTAGGTTATTTCTTAAAAATATAGTATTCAAATCCTTTGCGAAAAATCCATTTTTAGTAACTACTGAACTTGGAGGGAACTTTTCTATATTTATTCCTAATTCCCTAGCAAATTGTTGTGCGCTCATAAATATACCTTTAACTATTTTCTGGTATTTAGATATCCCTCTATTATACCTTTGATAGCTTCTTTCTCTTCATCACTCACCGGTTCACCACCGAAAAACATCAATTCATCAACTATGTTTTCAACATCAATTTCTTGTTTAATAGGAGTATTCTTTTCTTTTCTGCCCAACAAAAAATCTATATCTACATTTAAATAATTAGCAACTTTTTCAACTTTATCAATTCCTGGGGAAGAACTTGCCCATCTTCTAATCACTCCGTTACCAAATCCCACAGCTTCTTCAAGTTGCCTTATAGACAAACCTTTAGATTTTGCTAATTCTTGTATTCTTTCATATAAATTCATTGCGAACCTTCCTAGTTGAGAAATTTATACGAAAAAGCTACACTAACTATTGACATTGTAGAAAATATGTATATAATGTACTTGTAAGCTAATTTAATAAGCGTAGCACATAATTTAAATAAACATAAATTTTATATTCGCTCAGTCGCCAAACTATTGAATAGATTAATGTTTTAGATATGTATGCTTTTTCTATACCCTAATTGTAGAATATTTGTATAAATATGTCAATAAATAATGTGAAAATAAGCGAAAAAAATTAGCTTATATATTTTAAAAGAAAAAAGGAGGTAGTATGGGAAACAATTTAGCTGTACAAGTAAGAGTAGAACTTGTTCAAAAAAATATGACTCAAGCAGACCTAGCAAAAGCCCTTGGTATTTCTCAATCATATTTGTCAGATATTTTAAAAGGGAAACGCTCATCAGAGAAACAGATTGAGCTAATAAAAAAAGTACTCAATATTGATTAAATTATGAAAGGAAAATATGGAAAGTATTAAAGTAATTTCTTATCAAAGCAAAAGAGTTTTAACAACGCAACAACTTGCTGAAGGATATGGAGCAAAAAGTAAATTAATTAGCAAAAATTTTAATAACAATAAGGAAAGATATGAAGAAGGAAAACATTACATTGTACTTGAAGGGGAAGATTTAAAAAAATTTTCAAGCGAATCCCCAAATTTACGACTCGCGAAAAATATTAATAAACTCTACCTTTGGACCGAAAATGGTGCTTTTTTACATGCTAAATCTTTGAATACTGATCAAGCATGGAATATGTATGAAAAATTAATAGATACATACTTTAAAGTACAGGACTTAAAAGAAGTTCCATCTAGTCCACGCGAATTAGCAAAATTAGCTCTTGCAGCAAACGAAGAAGTAAACGAACGAGTAGATATGATTGATACTCGACTTACTGAAATTGAAGAAAATAAATCCATTACCACAGAAGATTACGGAACAATTGGAAGAAATGTTTCAAAGAAAGTTCATAAAATAATTTCTGAACGACACTTAGGACTTGAAGCAAGACGATTACTATTCACTGACTTAAATTCAAGTATAAAACAAGTCTTCAATGCTCCAAATCGTGGTCGTATAAAAGACAAAGACTTTGAAAGTGTTCTTGATTTCATAAGAAGCTGGGAGCCTTCATCTGTAACAAATGCAAAACTAAAAGAATTGGGAGACTAAATGAAGTATGAAAAGTTTTCAACAATTAATTAAAGCTGAAGTTTCAATAAGCATTCCTGATGACATGATTCTAATTAATAAAGTAGAACTAGAAGAACTTATTGATAAAGCAGACCAAGCAGAAAGCAATGGCTACGCTAAAATGGATGAATTTGAAAAGCTATGCGCAAGGGAAAAGACATGGATAAAGAATAATTTATTTAAAGACCCCAATTTTTTAGAACAATTTGACATGTCAAATAATAATGAAAAAGGTTTTGTTAGATTTCCTCGTTATCAAAATGATGGATATAGATTTAAGAGAAAACAAATGATTGATTTTGTAAATAATGATTTGCAAAACTGGATGTAAAGGAGAAAAGAATGAGTGAATTTTTAGGAACATTATTAGTGTTAACAGTCTTCTTCTTATTTGCAATGTTCTTTTCATACTTGCAAGTAAGTAGACGAGAAGATAACGAAAGAAAAAAGCGCATAAAAAAAGTCGCTAGGCTACAACCATAAGCGACATTGAAAAAGATTTATAAGGATAGTATAACATGCAGAAGAAAAAAATAGAAGTATGTATCAAAGAAACAGATGAAATTGTTCAAATTAAGAAAAAGTTAAATGGAATTTTTTTCACTATTGATAACGCATATCTACAACATGAAATTGTGGAGGGTTGGAAATGACAGCTACAAAAGATAAAGCACTAGCAAAGATGCTTGAAGAAATAACTGATAAAACTACCCCACAAATACATAGAATTCATAATTGGATTTGTTATCAAGAAGATGAAGAACTATTTAATGGAATTCTGAAAAAGGGAAAGACATTAAATGAAGCATATGAATTTATAACTTCTAAGGCTAGGGAACTAGCCGTAAATGGAAGCATATTTATTGAAGATGATGACGTATTTTCATGGGTAAAAGAGTACTACGCATCAGATAAAATTGTAGTCGACATGCCGGTTAAAAAGATACCAACTCCGAAAAAATCAGAACCATTGCCAGATGAAATTTTGAAAGTAGTTAATCATAAGCCTAAACCTACTAAAAAGAAATCCAAAGAAGAATCTGGTCAAATGACAATATTTGATTTCTTAGATTAGGGGGTGTTTACATGAAAACTGCACAAGATTATATAGATACGTGTTTAAAACCACCGAAAAAATTCTTTGAATGGTGTTACTCATGCTTTCCAACTTATATTTGGTCCAATAAAAATGAAACTATAGTTGGATCAGAAAGAAAGCATGAACATGTAGTCAAAAAGAGATTAACCAAAAATTCAAAATTATCGTTTTATGACAGATCTGAATTCTTCATTATTATTTTAAGTACCTCAAAACGTATAGAAATTCAGACCTACAGAATTTTTTCAAGATTTGAAGATGGAAAACAAAAATTCGATAAGGAACTTCTCAATCTGGAGTATCTCTCAAATGGTGAATTTATAAAGGTCGGTCTACACAATAATTACTATGGAAATATTATTGGAGGGAAAATCTATAATTTCAATAAAGCTTCATTATCAAATGGTTTTACAGTAGCGTGGCCATATGTATACGAGAATGATTGGATTGAAAGAATATTTAGAATATCAGAATTAAAATATCTACAAATTGAACATTCGGACTATGAAAATCTACACAACTTATATAAATATCGCAAAGAGATTGAATACGCTCAAAAAATTGGTGCTGAAATAATTGCTAGAGATATTATTGAGCATAACTGTGATATGAGAAGTATTACTATGAACTTTTTGAAAAGAAATAAACAGTTTTTAAAGAATTCCAAGCGAAATTATAATGATTGTCTTTTAAAAGCTGAGATTGAAAAACGTGGAATTAAGTTTGTTCCTGGTGTTGAAAAACATTTAAGTAAAGATGATTTAAACAGTATTCCGAAAGAAGTAGGTCTACTAAAATTTCAAAATTATTTAGTTAAGCAAAACTGTAATTTTAACTACTATGACGATTACAGGAATTTACTAAAAAAATTAGATATAGAAGCAAATTCAAAAAGTCTAATATTACCTAAAAATCTAAAAGTAGATCATGACAAAGCAGTAAAGATTTTTAATGCTAAGGTCCAGGAAGAACGAAGGATGTTATTTTCACAGCAAATTCAAGATAGAAAGTTCTATGAAATGGAATTGGATGGTTACATATTTAGGCTACCTGGTAATTCTCAAGAGTTGATAAATGAAGGTAAGACATTAAAGCATTGTGTAGGAACTTATATTGAACGTCATGCAGAGGGAGAGACAACAATAGTCTTTATAAGAGAAAAATCTAAACCTAATGTACCCTTCTACACATTGGAATATAAAAGAGGAAAATTAATTCAAATAAGAGGTGAATATAATAAAGCACCTAGTCAAAAATTAAAAGAAGTTGTAGATGAATGGGTTGAACTAATTCAACAGAAATCTAAAAAGGTTAAGCACAAGGAGGTAGCTTAATGGATAATACAGTGGTCAATTTACTAGCTCTAGTGCTTACTTTATTGATATTGATATATTTATATGCCTTTAAGGTTAAAGGCGTGAGAGGTGGCTTTAAATGGGCAATTTTAATTACCGCAATTGGTCTGTTTATAGTATTTGTCACTATGGTGATAACTTTATTCTTCTTGCACAAGCTGGAGGGGTAAATGGAATTAACAGAAGAACAATTAGTAGCAAATTACAATGTAGCTTATGCGGCAATTGAACAGGATATTTCTAACTTAAGTATAGATGATTGGGAAGAAACATTATCTATCTACAGTACGTTATTTGAAACCAATGTAGACAATATAAACTATGAAAACAACGGATTCTATAAGTTTTACAAACGTGTTTGTAAAATGCTTGAAGAAAAGTATGGAGATTTAACATTTTAGGAGAAGAGACAATGGAAGAAAAGAAATATAGCAATCTATATGAAGCTTTATCAAGCGTGCAGAAAACAATAAAGCAACCTAAAAAGTCTGGTAAAAATCCAGTCTTTAGTAGTAATTATGTAACCTTGGATGATGTTATAGCAAGTATCAATGAGGCTATAAGTGAAGCACAAGCCAAAATATACTGGTATAACTACCCAAAAGAAAATGTAATGATGACTGTAATGAATGGGTATGATCAAACACTTGAAATCGAGGGTAGTTTAATTGCTGATGGTTTAGAAAACAAGAGGACTAACAAAGCTCAAGCCTTAGGAAGTGCATTGACTTATGCAAGGCGTTATAGCTTGTCAATGGCCTTTGGTATAGCTAGTGAAATTGATGATGACGGAGAGCAAGCAAACGGAAATAGCATTGATAAATCACTACAACAAAGCGAACAAACTTTGTATGGTCTTTCGGAATACGATACGGCTAGAATCAAGAGCCTAGTCAAGAAATTGCAAGATAGAGGCTTTGCAACTGATTTTATTAAAAACAAGCTAGATGATGCGCCAAAAGATTACAATTCACTTGAAAAAGTTCTTATTGAACTATCTCAAACTGGTCAAGAACCTGTAGAATCTAACAACTCAAAAAAAATAGATGAACAAGTTTCTGAAGAAGAGAACCAGGAAGAGGAAATAAGTGAAGAAGAGCAAGCAAAAAGACGAGCTGAGGCACAAGAAATAAGCAAGCTAAGAGCTGAAGTCATTGCTGTTACTGGATTATCAAAAGAAGAAGTTAATAGCTTTTTGAAAAAGACGGATCAAACATATAAAGGGTTTAAAGCAGAATTAGAAGTACTTATCAATGCTTATGGTAGAAAACAAGAAGATAAACCTCAACAAGAAAACAAAAGAAAGTTCTAAAAGGAGAATATAAAAATGGTTAAAGATGTGACAAATAGTGCAGTTCCAAGTATAGATGTATCAGATGTAAATATTGATTATACTCCCTCAATTCTGACAATAGCACAAGCAGAAGCTATTGCAGGCAAAATGGAAGAGATGAAAGAACATTATGATGGTTATGAAGTTACTTTAGAAACTCTCAAAGAGGATAGAGATGAGAAAGCTAAAATCAATAAAGTTCTAATTGCATTTGACGATGAAAGAAAAAAAGTGAAAAAGGAATTTAACAAGCCATTAGATAAGTTTGAAAAAGATTTAAAAACATTACTTGAACCACTCGACAATATTCATGAAGATATGAAAAAGCAGATACAAGAAGTTGATGAAAATATTAAAAATCAAAGACAAGATGTGATTAATATCCTTGTAACTGCAAGTGCAAATGAAAAAGAAGTTGATCCAAATTTAATTGAAATGAATCCTAAATGGCTTAATGCAGCATATTTCAAAAACAACTTTGAAGAAACGTCAAAACTTAAAAAAGAAATTACTGAAGCAGTTCAAAATAAAGCTGATGAACTTAGACGTAGAAAAAATATAGAGGATGCAATTAGTACACAAGCGATAGCTATTGGTACAAGCCCAACTCCTTATCTCTACATGATAGACCAAGATAAGGAAATATCTGAAATATTGCAAATTATGACCAAAGACGTTGAAGAAACTAAGGCGAGAGAAGAACAAAGACTGGCAGAGCTTAAACAACAAGCCCAGGATTATGAAGACAGAAAGTTAGCTGAAGATTTTGGAATGAATGAAACTGATTTAGTTGTTCCAGTGCCATATGAAGCAGAAAGTACTGATGAATTTCCAGCAATTCTTAACCTCAAAATAACGCTTGAAAATAGCCAACAACAATCGATGCTGAAAAGTTTCTTGGAAGCATATGATATTGAACATGAGGCTTTATTCTTTGGAACTGTGAAAGAATGGAATGAGGCAAACAATGATAAATAATGTAGTAATAGTTGGCCGACTAACAAAAGATATTGAGATTAAACAAACTGCCAGTGGTCAATCAAATACAAGTTTTACATTGGCAATAACTCGTAATTTTAAAAACCAAAATGGTGAATATGATGCTGATTTTGTTCAAGTAGTAGCTTGGAGACAAACGGCAGAGTTCTTAGCTCGTTTCGGTGCTAAGAGAGGTAATCTTCTTGGAGTTACAGGACGTATTCAGACTCGTAATTATGAAAATCAACAAGGACAACGTGTTTATATAACTGAAGTAGTAGCTGACAATGTTACCTTCATGGAAAGTCGCTCGACAAGAGAAGGGACTCAAAGTCAGCGAACTACGCAACAATCAAGTGAAAACGATCCATTCGGTGGTGGCAGTCCCGTCAATATTGATGATTATGATTTACCGTTTTAACAGGAGAGAGTAATGGCAGAAATTAGTTGGATAAAATTAGCAACTAACCTACCGGATAATAAGAAAATCAAACGAATTAGAAAATTACCTGACGGCGATAAAGTTATTTTGTTTTGGGTTTTCTTATTAGCTAGAGCAGGTGAAAGCAATAAAAGTGGAGGTCTTTTTATGACTGACACTTTACCTTATGAAGTAGAAGATTTAGCAGCAGACTTTGATTTTACAGTTGAATTTGTAAAGTTCGCGATTATCACACTTGAAAAATATTCAATGATAAAAACTTATGATGACATAATTTTCGTTAAAAATTGGGAAAAATACCAAGCTGTCGAAGGAATGGATAAAGTTAGAGAACAAAACAGAATTAGACAAGCAAAATTCAAAGAAAGACAAAAACAACTAACGTTAGGTAACGTTACTAGTAACGTTACTGGTAACGGTGAAGTAACGCAAGGTAACGCAACAGATATAGATATAGATATAGATAAAGAAATAGATAAAGAAATAGATAAAGATATAGAAATAGAGTTAGAAGAAGAAAAAGAAAATCCTGACAACTTCCAAAAACTCATTCAATTCTATACTCAAAACTTTGGAAACATTCAACCTGTGGTAATGGAGACTCTAAGATTCGACTTTACAGACTATGGTCATGAATTAATTATTGAAGCGATGACAAGGGCTGTGCTGAAAGGTGCTCGTTACTCATATGCCCAAGCTATTTTAAAGAGTTGGGCTAATAGTAATATTACTACTCTTGATCAAGTAAGGATTCAAGATGAAGAATTCCAAAGAAGAATGAGTCCTAAGACTCAAGATAATACTAAATCAAGTGCTAAAGTTCCAGATTGGCATAATGATAAGCCAAAAGAAGAACGTGAACCTACAGAAGAAGAGATGGCCGAGCTTGCTAAAATGCAGCGATACCAACAACTATCTGTGAAAATGAAGAACGAAGGACTAACTTCTGAGGAGCAATTAGAATATGAGAGCATATCTTTCTAGAAAGTTGAGGTAGATGAATGAATGAAGTTGCAGAAATAATTAACGACTTAGGTAATGAATACAACTACTACAAAGATAAGAGAAATCAAGGAAAGTTAACAAAAAATGCAATAGCAGCGATGATCGAAAACTTGAAATGTTACAGAAGTAAAGCGATAGAGCTATCAATGCTTTCAGATGATTTTGTTAATTTATTGGAGAATATTAAATGAATATCGATTTAAAACAAGGAGTACGTCGTAGCGAAGTAAAACTAAATGACGTATATAATGCAAGAACTGAGAAACTACAATATCAATTTACTGGTAAGGTAGTTGGGCTATATAACAAAACAGTAGTCCTTGAAGTGACTAAACATCATAAAAAAGACCTTATCGAAGTCTTGAAAGCAGGCAAGAGGGTACTCGTTAGATATTCAGAACTGGAGAAGTTAAATGACCAGAGAAGAAATAATCAGCAAAAGAAATGAGCTTCAAGAAAAGCTTTGGGAATATTACGGCTTAGTTGATGAAACATTATTTGAACTAAAAGAAATGGATGGGAAGATTGCACGTTTGGAGGCAGAAGATGAGAGAGATTAAATTTAGAGCATATAGCAAAGAAAAATGTGAGATGTTCAAATCAGAAGATGTGGTATCAATTGATTTCACAGACAAAATGATAGAACTCTATAGGAGCGATGATGGGCTATACGAAAATCCTGATTCTAGATGGGAAACACTTTATCTTGATGAATTAGAGCTTATGCAGTACACAGGATTAAAGGACAAAGATGGTGCTGAAATCTACGAGGGCGATATCGTCTCATATAACTTTTTTGAATTTTCCTTTATCGGAGTAGTGAAAAATGATTGCTATTGTTTTTACATTGAAGATGTATTTGACGATACTCACGATTTTGATGATTTTGTTGACACTACTAATGGGACACCTAAATGTGATGATCTTATAGTCATTGGAAATATTTACGAGAATCCAGAACTTTTGGAGCAAGAATGAAAATAACTCTAGACATTAAACCAAAACCTCAATCAAGACCGAGGTTTACAAGACAAGGTAGAGCCTATGAAGAAACAGACATGACGAAGTGGAAAGAATATGTAGCTTATCTTCTAAGAAGTGAGAGACTAGAAAAAATAGAGAGTGGTCCGGTGTACATTGGAATTTCATTCTTTATCTGGCCACCTCTTGCAATATCAAAGTTGAAGACTAAGAACCCAGTACCAAATGAAATTTTAGAAACCTACTACGTTGATAAAAGACCTGATCTTGATAACTATGTAAAAGCAATACAAGATGCCTGTAATGAAATTTTGTTCAAAGATGATGGACAGATTGCAGCATCTAGTTCAGAGAAGTTATACTCACTCAATCCAAGAATTGAGATAGAGTTGTATAAACTACCAAAATTTAAACAGAAACAAGCCAAATTGAGCAATTAAATGATAAATAAGGTATTTATACCTAAATAATTTTACTCGCTTAAAACGGCTTATATGAGCATACGAAGGAGAATGAAATGAGTGAATTTGTAAAAGTCCCTGACGGAGAGTATATCAACTTGGACTTAGTCAAAACTATTTTGAAATACCCAATTGGAGATAGAGAGGCATATAGAATTTGTTATTTAGGGACCGAATCATTATGTCCTCTAAGTAAAGAAGACTACGACTATCTAACAGCATATATTGACGTTAAGCTTACAAGACAAGCTGAAATTGACGAACAAACAGACCAAAATATAAGAAGAAATTGGATAGGAGAATGAAATGGATAGAAAACTGGAAAAATGTCAAGTATGTAAAGGTGATAAGCTTTTGGGAACAGACAACGAAGAACTTAGACTTCAAATCAAAGATAGCAAATTAAGAATTGAGGACTTTTGGGGAGAAGGAGATATAAATGACGATATTAAAATAAATTATTGTCCAATATGTGGGAGGAAACTTAATGAAAGCATATAGAATTTGGGATAAATATGACTCAGAAAAGGGTCAGAAAATTGTATTTGGAAATACAGTTAGAGAAGTAAAAAGAGATAATTTTTGTTGTGATATGTTTGAAGATGTAGAATGGACAGCTTTTATGGTTAAAAGAGAACCAGCTTTTGACGATATGGAGAATTTACCACCTGCTGAATTTGCTTATGAAAGAGCTTTGGAAGGGTGGAGGTATTTTGATTATTATGTAAGTGAACCTTGCACTGATGAATGCACGAAAGAAGAATATATCGAATGGTACAAGAAAACTTTCGAGGAGGAAGTATGATGGGAGATATTTTTATAAGTTTGAAAGAGTTTGTAAAACAGAATTTTTGCAAACATGATTATTGCTATCACACAATAGGTATTCCAGACCATTATGGATATTGGAAATGCAAGAAATGCGGGAGGGTAAAAGAATGAAAAAACTAATTAAAGCCTTGCTACTGACATTTTTCGTGGCGTCAGGAATAATGCTAGTCGGTTGCAGTAAGCAAGAACGAAAAGTTGAAGAAAAGAAACAAGTACGACTAGAACTAGTTACCCTGGTTCCAATTGGTGATAGCGACTATCCGGCACAGCTAGTAAAGGATAGCGAGACAGGCATAGAATATTTTATCTATAAAGATTCTATGACACCTAGATTGTACAATAATCACCTATACTACAAAGGGGAATGAATGAAGTTAGTTAAAGAGTTATTTCCATTTGTTATAGGAACTGCAATTGGTCAATCAGGTTCTTCATTTCTAACTTGGTCTTTTAGAAATCCTAAAATTATATGGTGGCAAAAAATATTGTTAATACCAATAACTTTGCTATTGATGGGACTAGCACTATGGGTGACATTTTTAATAATATGAAAGTAACAGGGATTAAATGGCAAAAACATTAGAAACAAAAAAGTGTGAGAAAGCACTATGGGGCTACTCGCAGAATATGGGAACATTTGGGTGCTTTGAGGTCAAGATAGGTTTTGATATTAAAAACATTGAAATAGTTGACTACATAACGATAAATACAAAAAGTGAAATAAGAGCATATGAAATAAAAGTAAGTGAGAATGACTTTAACTCAAGTGCTAAATTATCGTTTGTAGGTGATTATAATTACATGGTTATGCCTAAAGAACTTTTTGAAAAACTAAGAGATAAGAAAAATGAAAAGTTATCAAGATTAATGTTTAGTGGCGTAGGTTTCTTGACAGTTGATGAACGTGGTGCAATAGGATTGGTTAGAAAACCTAATAAAAAAATGATTTACATTGAAGACAAAATAAAAATACAGAGTAGTATTTTAAGGTCATTATCAAGAGAAGTAAAAAAAGCATATAAGCAAAATCCTTATTGGGAGGAGATAAAGAATGATTGAAATATCAAACTGATACATACTCAGCTAGAGTCAGAAACGTTGACGGAAATAAACTAGCTGTGGAGATAAATGAACAGATTAACCTTGAACGCCTTAAAACTATATATGATGGCTATGTTGGTCCACGAGAGGTAGAGATAAGATTTACTGACCCTAGAAAGTTCACTAAACAACAGAGATACTTCTTCTTTGCTCTAGTGAATGATATTAATACGTTTACTGGACAGCCAAGAGATGACTTAAAAGAGATGTTCTACTTTCAGTATGAACAGGAAACTGGAAGAGAAATAAGCTTGAAAGATACATCTAATGCAAGTGTCTCTGATGTTGTAGTGTTAACTGATTTAGTAATTGACTTTATATTCGAGAATGACATACCGTTTAAAGATGGATATGAGATATTACCAGGACATATTGATTATTATTTCTACAAATGTGTGATGAATCGAGTATGTTGCATCTGTGGTAAGCATAATGCAGACATAGACCATTTCAGTAAGACAGTTGGAATGGGTAATAATCGAGATAAAGTAGATGGAGAAAAATACGACTACGCTGCACTATGTAGAGAACATCATACAATTAAACATTCAATGCCACTTTGGGAGTTCAAAGATAGATATAAAGTAAAAGGCGTTAGATTAACGCAAGAAGAAATCGAGAAGATAAGAAAGGTAAGTTATGAGTAAATTTAAAGTTGGAGATATTGTTAAATTCAAAAAAAACTGGATTGGTGGAAAAGTAGGAAAAGGATCTATCGGAATTATTACAAAATTAAACTTAGTTCTTGCCGAGAATGTCATAGTCTATCATTCTTCTGAAATATCATCTTTAGATGTTTATGAAGGAGATTTAGAATTAGTAAAGAAAAATAATCCGGTTAAACCAAAAATCGTTGTGCCAAAATGGTTTGACCAGTGGTATAAAAATATACGACAACAAGGTCAAAATGTTATTTTCCAAATATCAAATTTTGAATCATATTTCACAGGTATATTTTTAGAAGATGAAGATAAATGGAATTGGATTTATAAGAACGCAGAAAGCATTATCCGTATAATTCTTGGAGACCTTGAGTATGAGGTGGAGAAAGAGATTAGGTGGACTGTGGAAGCAACTGATGAAGAAGAAGTTGTTTGGAGAACGAAAAAATTAGGTGCTTTTGACCGTATAGGATTCAAGCCGTGGGTGACAGAAGAAAATTGCTATAAATGGAACACGGAAGAAGAAGCTAACGAATACATACGTGTAAACAAAATTGAGGGTGCTGAAGCTGTGCTCGTGGAGGTGTGATGTTTAAAATAATTATTGGAATAGTATTAGTCGCTGTCGTGATTTATTACGGTAGTAAGTAGGAAAGGAGGGGTGATGGAGGAATTAGAATTTGACGATAAAGCAGCAGCAAAAGAAGCTAAAAGAATTCTATTGAGCTATCCTAAAATAAAAAGGAGATACAAAAATCTAGCTCCTTCAATACAGTCTCCATCCTGGTCAGATGAAAAAACCAGTGGTGGATTCAAAAATAATGTCAATTATGAAAAATGGATTGAAATGGGAATAGAGGTTGAAGAGATAGAGTACGGTGTAGATAAAGTATTGGGTTTCAGTATTGATTGGTACGATATACTCCATTACAGATATATAAAAACCGGCAATCAATTCAGTCAAGCTCACTATGCAAAAAAAGCACAGTATGAAAAGACTCAATACTATGAAAATCTAAATATGGCATTTATGGCATTTGCTGAAGTATATAAAAAAGGTAAGATTTATAAAGATTTGTAAAAACCGGAAAAATAGCGGAATTTTAACGGAAAAAGAACGGAAAAATATCAAGAATTTGATGATATTATAGTATTATAGAAAATCGAAGTTAAGAAAACGACAACCTACAACTTCAAAGAAGAGCTTATGCTTCGGTTTATATTAGAAAGTCTAGTTAAAGCTAGGCTTTTTGTGTTGAAAGGAATTAATAATGGATATTCAGAAAATGAAATTAGCAGATTTGAAACCTGCAAAATATAATCCTCGTATTGAATTAGTTCCTGGTATGGAAGAATATGAGAAATTAAAAAAATCTATTGAGGAATTTGGTTTTGTAGACCCTCCCATTTATAATAAGCAAACCGGAAACCTAGTTGGTGGACATCAAAGGGTATCTGTGGCTAAAAGCTTGGGGTTGTATGACGAGATAGAAGTATCCATAGTAGATTTACCCCTGGAAAAAGAAAAAGCCCTTAACGTGGCCTTAAATAAGATATCTGGTGATTGGGAAAATGATAAGTTGAAAGAGTTACTTGATTCATTAAGTGATGATGATTTTGAACTTACAGGATTTTCAGAAGAAGAATTTGAAGAGTTATTAAGTAATTTAGATGAAGTGGAAACATTAGCTGATAAAGTTAAGAACAATCCAATTGATTCAAATTTATTTGATACTTTTTTATTTCCTCCGTTCTCATATTTAGATACTAAGACCAAGCGCTGGATTGATAGAAAAAGAATGTGGAAGTCTCTAGGCATTAAAAGTGAGGTAGGTCGTGAAGATAACCTAGTATTTAGTGAGAACCTAAAGGCGACTGGTTTAGAAGGAACATCAATATTTGACCCAGTGTTATGTGAACTAGGATATCTTTGGTTTACTCCAGGGGAAGGTAGTAAAATATTTGACCCATTTGCTGGTGGCTCAGTACGTGGAGTAGTAGCAAGCAAACTTGGCCATGAATATACAGGAATTGACCTAAGGTCAGAACAAGTAGATGCGAATTATAACAATGCTAAAGAAATGGGCATTGATAATATCAACTGGTACTGTGATGATAGTAAAAATATGAATAAATACATTGAAGATGGGACGCAGGACTTAGTGTTTACGTGTCCACCTTACTTTGATTTAGAAGTTTATTCAGACAATGAAGCTGATATCAGTAATATGGAATATGATCAATTTGTAGAAATTTATACAGATATTCTAATTAAAGCAGCAAAGAAGTTGAAAAATAATAGATTTGCAGTGGTAACAATATCAGATGTAAGAGATAGTAAAGGTTTTTATCGTGATTTAACAGGAGTTACAAAAAGAGCCTTCGCTAAAGAAGGACTGTATTTCTACAATGATATGATTTTACTCAACACTGCAGGTTCGGCTGCATTAAGAGCTAGAAGGTCAATGAACAATCGAAAAGTAGTTAGGATACATCAGAATGTATTAGTATTTTACAAAGGTGATCCAAAAGAAATAAGTAATCAATTTGGAGTGTTAGAAACATCAGAAGATGAACTGGAAAATCTGCTGTTATCGCTGGAGCATTCGGAATAGATAGGTTATGCTTGCTGTGAGGTGAAGATAATGAATAATAAAGAATTAAAAATTAAAGCAGAACAAGCAAGAAGTTTATACAGAAGTAACTTAATAACACGCGCAGAAGCAATTAATATGATTGAACCATTTGTGGTAGCATTTAATGTAAAATCTAAAGAGATTGCGAAGAAGTATAATCAACGTCCTAAAGCTATTAGCGTAGCATCATTTTTAAGATAAAGAAAAAGCCGAGTGCGACTAACACTCGACCTGTTCAACGAAGGGTATAACCCAACGAAGACGTAGAAGCTGGCATGCATGCTCAAAACGAAGTTCTACGTCTTTTAGCATTATAAACTAATGCGAGGTTATATACAATATGGATATCGAAGATTATGAATTAGAACGTGCGATAGAAAAGAAAAATCTCATTGATGAGAACAACAAGATTATCCGTACAGCTAAAGCTCAATGGCTATCTAATTTCAAAGATGGCAAGATAAAATTAACAACAGTTAAAGATTTGAAAGATTTAATTGAAATAGAAATGCACTTAAAGAATATGAAGTGAAAATAAGAAAACAAACACAGATTAGGAGGTGGTGTTTAGTGAATGGCTAGAAGTAGAAATCCAAAACGAGATGAAGCTTATAAAATATGGATTGAATCTAATAAAAGTAAGCTTTTAAAAGACATTGCTATTGAATTAAATGTATCACCTTCTACTATCAGAAAGTGGAAATCTGAGGATAAATGGGACGAAGAAACGAAACGGAGCGCTCCGAATGAAAAAGAGCGTTACGAAACGTTAAAGGGTAACGCAAATGCTCAAGGTAATAAAGGTGGTGCCCCTCCGGTAAGAAACAAAAACGCTCTTAAAACTGGAGAGTTTGAAACTATTTACTTCGATATGTTAGAAGATGATGAGAAAGAGATTGTTGCTTCAATTAGCAATGATCCTTTTTCTATTCTAAATGAGACTCTCACGCTCGAAAGAGTTAGACAACGTAGGATGCTTAAACGTATTAAGAACTTAGAAAGAAATCTTAGCGTTGAAGAGGTGACGATACTATCTCAATTGAGGAAGAAGAAAGAACCGGTAGAAGTTAATGGAGAAATAGTCAGAAAAGAAGTTGAAAAGCTTGTTGATGTTCAGGTTGAAAGAAAGCAATTTAGCAACGTAGACAAGATACTTGAGCATGAAGATGCGCTTACTCGTATTAATACCCAAATAACTAAGACTATTAAACAAATGAATGACTTAGTTATGAATGAACAGAAATCACAACTAGTAGATGCACAGATAGAAAAAATTAAACTATCAAATAATTCAACTGACAACAATAGTGGCAAGGTAGTATTTTTAGATTCAGAAGATGAAATGCTGAAATATATGGAGGAACATCCGGAAGATTATGAAAACATTAATCAATAATCCTGTTAGGACAATTAATCCTGTATTTTATCCAGTTTGGACGAGTAAGAAAACTAATAACATTTTAAAAGGTGGGCGTTCCTCTACTAAATCATCTGTAATTAGTACCAAACTAGTTGCAAAGAAAATGAAGTATCCGGAGTCTAATGCTATTGCATTTAGACAGGTTGCTAATACACTTAATAAATCCGTTTATTCTCAGATAACTTGGGCACTTCACGAAGCAGGAGTAGCAGATCAATTTATATTTAAAAAGAATCCCCTTGAAATCATTCATAAAAAATGGGGGACTGGTTTCTATTTCAGTGGTGCTGATGACCCTGAAAAATTAAAATCTTTGAAGATACCAATTGGGTTTGTTTCTGACTTATGGTTTGAAGAAATGGATAGTTTTTCTGGTGAAGAGGCGATAGATAAGATTCAAGATACATTTATTCGTAATGATTTACCTTATGGACTTAATGTCACTACGTGGGGAAGTTATAACCCACCTAGAAACCCATATTTGTGGATTAATGACTACATAGAAAAGCATAGAAATGATGATGATTTTTTAATACATCATTCAACGTACTTAGACGACAAACTTGGATATAATTCAGAACAAATTCTTAGGAAAATAGAGAAGTACAAAGAAAATGATTTTGATTATTACAGGTGGATGTATTTAGGTGAAGTAATTGGAATGGGAACGAATGTATACAATGCAGAACTATTTCAAGAACTTGATGAGTTACCTTCAGGAGAATATGTAGTCGGCTTATATTATGGCATTGATAGTGGACATCAAGTATCTGCAACCTCATGTGTCTGTGTTGGATATACGAATAAAAGAAATGTAGTTCTACTAGATATGTACTATTATTCGCCAGCTGGAAAATCGATTAAAAAAGCTCCTAGTGAATTATCCAAAGAACTTAATGACTTTATCAAACGTACATCTATGGAATGGAAAGCACCTATTGTTTTTCGTGTGATTGATAGTGCTGAAGGAGCTTTAAGAAATCAGTATTACTTGGACTTTAAGATTAGATTAGAGCCTGTTAATAAATTAAAGAACGTAACTATGATTGACTTTGTGCAAGACTTACTTGCTCAAGGTCGTTTTTATTACTTGAAAAAGAAATCAACTGAGATATTTGTTGATGAACATAGGAAATACATGTGGGATGAAAAAACTTTAAATAGCGATGATCCTAAAGTGTTGAAAGTAGATGATCACTCAGTTGATGCTTTTAAATATCTAGTGATAACTGCAGCGAAGAAATGGAATTTGAAAGTTTAAGGAGGTGATTTGTTGGGACTTATTCAGTCTATTAAAAATTTCTTCAAGAAAGGAGGATATATGTTAGAAGGCAATAGCTCATTGAATAGTATTTTTGATCACCCTAAAGTTAACGTCGATTCTAGAGACTACGAGCGTATAAGGGAGTCTTTAAAGTATTATGAAGGTAATTATCCAAAAGTAATTTACAAGAACAGTAATGGCCGTGAAATTAGTCGTGTGTACTCAACTATCAACATGATGAAAAAAGTTGCCAATCAATACTCAACAGTAGTATTTAACGAGCAGTGTGAAATAAGTGTTGATGGTCCAGCATCTGATTTTATAAAGAAAGTCATTGAACATAATGATTTAAAGAAAAACTTTAGCAAGTACTTAGAGCCAATGTTTGCTCTTGGTGGTTTAGCTTGTAGACCATATTATGACTCTACATCTGAACAGATTGAGTTTTCGTGGGCGTTAGCGAATGCATTTTATCCGTTAAGAAGTAATACAAATAACATAAGCGAGTGTGTAATACCTTTTAAAACTACTACATCAAATGGTAGTGAAACTATATACTACACCTTACTTGAATTTCATGAGTGGAAGAGAGATTCAAATGGCAAATCTATTTATATTATTTCTAATGAATTATATAAGTCTAAGGATTCAAGCATTATCGGAAGTCGAACACCTTTAAATGAGCTATATGATGACCTGCAAGAGACAGTTGCATTTAATGGTTTATCAAGACCCTTATTTACTTATTTAAAACCTAGTGGGTTTAATAATATTAATCCTTATAGTCCTTTAGGTATTGGTGTTTGTGATAACTGCAAAGACACATTAGATAGGATTAACAAATCTTATGATGAATTTGATCAAGAAATCAGAACAGGTAAGCGCAGAATAGCAGTTAGTGAAATGCTATTAAATTCAGCTGATGAAAATGGTCAAGTAAAACTATTCTTTGATAATGATGAGGATCTTTTTCAACTTATTCCTGGTTCAAATATGGATGATTATACAATTAAAGATTTAACTTCTGATATTCGTACTGAGAGCTATATCTCTTCAATAAATCATCACTTAAAAACATTAGAAATGGAGACTAGTCTATCTAGTGGAACATTCACGTTTGATATGAACGGTGTTAGAAGTACAAAGACAGCTACTGAGGTTGTTAGTGAAAACTCTCAAACTTATCAAACGAGGTCAATGCAAATAACTGAAGTAGAAAAGTTCTTGAAAGAATTAATTATCAGTGTTTGTGAATTAGGTAAAGCATTAGATATTTACGACGGTGATATACCTGAAAACGAAGATATTGGAATTGACTTTCAAGATGGTGCTTTCCAAGATAAACCGGCTCAGCTTGAATATTATTTAAGATTATTTAGTTCTGGCTTGATTCCAGGTGAAATGATACTAGAGAATGTTTTAGAGCTACCTGAAGAAGAAGCTAAGATGGTATATTCAGAGGCGTTAAGACAGGTGGCTACAAGAGCAACAGGTATATTTAACTCTCAAGGACTTGATGAGGAAATGGAGTGATGAATTATGGCAATCACTCAAAGACAATTAGATATTAGGTCTTCATATATTCAAGACTCTTATATGGCTTTAGAAGACGAGCTTATGAAACAATTGATAGAGAGGCTAACATCTAAAACCTATGTTGAATTAACTCAAGATACTGTTTTACAGTGGCAAATTGAGAAACTTCAACAACTCGGAATGCTAAATCTTGAAACAATATCTGATATAGCTAAGAAAAATATTAATCTATCTGAAGAGCAACTGAAAAAACTAATTGTTGATGATGGATATGAAATAAACAGTCAAGCCAATCAAGAAATGGCTAATTTAATGAATGCAACACCAGTCCCATGGACAGAACTTGATCAAGTTTTAAATCAATATTTTGAAAGTCAATGGTTAGGTTTAGATAATCATATTAATCAGACGCTATTAACTACTAATTATCAAAATTCTTGGATGGTTAAAAAGTATCAACAAGTATTAAATGATGTAGTAGCAAAATCTTTAACAGGTTTCATAACGCCACAGCAAGCTCTAAAACAATCAATATATGAATTAGTTAGTAAAGGTATTGAAACTGATTTAATCGACCGTGGTGGTAATCCATGGAGTCTGGAACGATACGTAAGAACAGTATTACAAGCAACAACCAATCGAGTCTATAATGATTTGAGATTGGAACGTGGTAAAGAATACGGTATAGTTACTGCTTTAATGAGTACTCATATGGCAGCTCGTGAACAGTGCTCTCATATACAAGGCGGTTGGGTGTTGTTAGTTCCAACATATGAAGCTCCGGAAGAATTTCAATATATTAAATCTATCTATGATTATGGGTTTGGCGAGCCGTCTGGCACACGAGGAATAAACTGTAAACATAGATTTTATTTAGCAGTCCCTGGTGTTAATACTAACAATATGCCTAAACCTCCTAGTCCTGAAGAAGCACAAAAGAATGCTGAAATTGTTGCTAAGCAACGCAGGTTAGAAGTATCAATTAGAGATGCTAAGAAGAAACTAAAAGCTGCAGAATTAATGGATGATAAGGTTAACATTGATAGATTTTCTAATTTAATAAGAAAACGTCAATCTGCATTAAGAATTCATATTAAAGACAATGATAAATTACTTCATAGAGATTATATTCGTGAAAAAATTTATAGTGGTAGTGATAGGGCTTCTAAAGACATCAAATTAGAAAAATTTAAGGATAAACAAAAGTATCAAGATATTCGCTCAATACTTGGTGATAGAGCTCCTAAAACTTTTGATGATTATCGAAAGTTAAGGTATAATGACGATAAAGAAGCATGGAATAAACTGAAAGATAACGTTTATGTAACAGAGCGTTTAAATAATGGAACTTATGGAAATATAATTAATCCAGAAAAACAAACACCCCATATGAAATCGACTGTTATGCCAGGTAAAAGTTATTTTAATGATGATGTTGATGTACAAGCTATTTTTAATAAGTATGCAGGTACTGGAATTGTTGAAAGATCATGGGATGGTAGACGTTTAAACACAGAAATAATAACAGCAAACGATTATATTGGAATTGCAGTAAACGAACATGGTAGTAAACAAACTAATGTGTTCAAAATTCATCATTCTAAGAAAAGAACTCACATTGTTCCAATTAGTAAGGGAGGTTTGTAGTGGATTTAGTAAACTATTTAGGAAAGAGAATTCAAATTACTTTGGTTAACGGTCATAAATTAATAGGAGTATGTAATACATTTTCAGGCAAAGCAGATACAGAAAATGGTTTATATGATGAAATTACTATTAAAACTAATGAGTATCCTTATGTTGGCGTGAATGAAAGCGAAATAAGAAAAATAGATATAGTAGATTAATAATTGAGGATATTATATGGAACAGTTATTTAGTTGTAGCCTTTGTGGTGGTTTAACTCTCTTGATAAGGAAAACAGATAAACTTGACAAAGGTGTTTGGCATGAATACGCTGAATGTCAGTTATGTAAAGGAAAGGTTACTTTCTTCTATAGTGACAGAGAAATAAGACGGTTGCTAAAATTACAAGAAAGTAATCCAAGTTTACACCGTGCTAAGGAAATACAACAAAAAATGGAAGTATTAAAAATTAATATTGCTAAGCACTAGTCAATCGGCTAAGTGCTTTTCTTATGCTCTGAAAGGAGGAAATGTTGAAAATAAAGATAGCTGGCTACACTATCGAGGTAGTAGAAGATGAAAATATACTAGCTAACGAATCGAGGATTGGAGAATATTCCTCTTATGAACAAAAAATAAAGTTACATCCTGGATTAACAGAACAACAAAAAAACGAGACCTTAATTCATGAAGTTCTCGAAGCAATTAATGATATTTATGAATTAGGTCTCGAACATGACGAACAACTATGCAAATTATCTGTAGCTATTCATCAAATAATTGTTGATAACAACAACATTATCTAGTGTTTAGCACTTTTATGGTTATTCAAAGTCTTACCGGCACTAGATTTTTTCGAAGCAGACTTGCTAGTTGACAATGTTTTTCCGGCTTTGCTAACAGTTTTGCTAGGCTTGCATGTTCTAGATTTTGCTATATAACTCACCTCCTTTCTAAGGAGATTATAACACAGTGAAGGGCACAAGTATGACAACTTTAAAGAAACGAAAGGTAGGTGATCAAACATCTCGTCCAGCATGACGTAAAAAGGCATTAATCATTGTAACCGTCGTGGTCGTAGCCACGTTAATAAACGAAAGGAAGACAAATGAAGAGAGAAGAACTAAAAGAATTAGGATTGACTGATGAACAGATTGAGAAAACTATGAGTCTTCATGGTAAAACTGTAAATGACTTGAATCAACAATTGCAATCTGCAGTAAGCGAACGTGATTCAGCGAATGAACAGTTGAAAACAAATCAAACTGAATTCAATGCTTTGAGAGAAAAAGCTAAAGGTAATGAAGAGTTATCAACTCAATTAGCTGAACTTCAAACAAAGTACGATCAATCAAAAACTGATTCTGAAACTAAACTAGCTGAACAAAGCAAAGATTATGCTATCAAATTAGCGCTAAAAGAAGCCAATGCACTTGATGAAAACATCATTCTTGGTCTATTAGACAAGGATACGATTAAAGTCGATGATGGCGGACTAAAAGGCTTTACAGAGCAATTGAATAGCTTGAAAGAAAGTAAATCATTCTTGTTTCAGCAAGAGCAACATGACGCAAAAAAACCTAATATTACGGTTGGAGGGAATCCTCAAGCAGGCGGTTCTCAAGATAGTTATGATTTATCAAGAATGTCTTATGAAGAAGTAGCTAGATTGAAAGCCGAACAACCAGAAACATTTAGAAATCTTACACAGTAAAGAAAGAAGGAAAATTTATGGCAAATGAATTAACAAAACTAGCAAACTTAGTTGATCCAGAAGTATTAGCTCCAATGATTTCTGCACAACTTCCAAAAGCAATCAAATTTACTGCTATTGCACCTATTGATACTACTCTTGAGGGTCAACCAGGCTCAACTATCACAGTACCAAAATATGAGTACATTGGAGATGCAACTGACGTAGCAGAAGGCGAAGCTATTGATTACTCAAAACTAACTACTAAACTTGAAAATTACACAATTAAAAAAGCTGGTAAAGGTGTGGAAATCACTGATGAATCAGTATTATCAGGTTACGGAAACCCAGTTAACGAAGCTCAAAAACAAATTCGAATGGCTATTGCTTCTAAAATTGATAATGATATTCTTGACGCAGCGAAAAAAGCTACACTCTCAGTGAGTGCTCCGATAAATATTGATATCATTGATGTTCTCGAAAATACTTTTGTTGATGCGCCAGATAACTTTGAAGATATTGATACTACGGGTGTCTTGTTTTTATCTTACAAAGATGCAGCCAAACTACGTAAAGAAGCAGCTGAAAATTGGACTCGTGCATCACAATTAGGAGATAATATCTTAATGAAAGGTGCGTTCGGTGAAGTACTGGGTTGGGAAATAGTTCGTTCACAAAAAATTGATGATGGTACAGGAATTGCTGTTAAGAGTGGTGCGTTAAAAACTTTCCTAAAACGTGGGTTACTTGCTGAAACAGGTCGAGATATGGACCATAAATTTACTAAATTTAATGCAGATCAACACTATTCAGTGGCAATCGTAGACGAGTCACGTATCGTTAAAATCGGTTCATCAGTTCCTAAAGGATAAGAGGTAAGTAAATGCCAAAATATAAAGTAAGGAAAAAATTTCAAGATATTCATACGAATGAAATTTACGAAGTAGGTCAAGAAATTGATATTTTAGTAAAAAGAGCCGAAGAAGTTGAAAACAACTTAGATGGCTCTTTTTTAGAGAGAATTATTGATAAAAAAGAAGAAGCTGACGAAAGTTAGCTTCTTTAGGAGGTGCAATGAGCTATTTAACTCACGAAGAATATAAAGAATTTGGATATTCAGACATTGACGATTCTGAATTCTCAAAGTTAATAACAAAGGCTTCAGATTTTTTAGATATACAAACTCGAAATTACTATATTAATCATAGTCTTAAAGATGATATAGAATTTCGTAAGCTTAAATTTAAGAAAGCTATTGCTTTGCAAATTGAATACATGTATCAGAGTGGTGCCAGTAGTTCATATGATATCAACACACCTCAATCTTGGACTATTGGGAGAACAAGCGTTTCCGAGTCCTCTAGGTACTCTAGTAATGGCAAGAATGAAACTCCTAGTATTGTATCTGAAGATGCTATAAGTATGCTGTCAGGTACAGGACTATTGTACAGAGGATTGAGGTAGTTGAATGAGAATTAAATTACCACCTAAACAAGCTTTTCCACACAGTATTACAATAAAGCAACTTGATGATACTGATATATGGGATAAAGATAGCTACAAAGAAGAAATAATTTTGAATACTGTTAGATTTGATGAAGGATACAATTTTAGACGACAAGGGGTGAACTCCACTGAAGAAATGCCAAATTCATTGATAACAATGTTTAAAAAGTACAATTCCAACATGCCAACATTTAGCACTAAAGACATTGTGAATTGGAGAAATAGAGAGTACGCAATCGTGACTGTGATTCCTTACTACCTAGATTCAAGTGAAATAATTGGTTATGAGCTGGAGGTTAAATAATTAAATAATGGGTATTAATATTGACATGAAAGGAGTATATGATAAACTTTCTCAATCAAATCTGACAGCCGGCAGAGTAGCATTATCTAATCAAGCTTATTCAGATATGAATGAGAATTTTGTACCTTTTAAAGATGGCGGACTACGTGGCATGAGTGGAATTTCTAAAAATGGTGAACAACTTTTTTGGAATTCTGTTTATGCTAGAAAACATTTCTATAATGATTTTAGTCCAAATTATTCTACTCCAGGAACTGGACCACATTGGGATGATAAAGCATCAAATGTTTTCATGAGCGACTGGATAAAAGCATATGTGAAAGGAGCTGATTTAGAATAGATTTCATACATCAGTTAGTTACAAATATTAATGAAAACGCAGAATTACCTTTGAAATCAATTATTGGATATCTAAAACCTCAAGAATCTCTTGTGTGTTATCCCCTTGTAGGTAGCAAAGTAATTAAAGCGTACTATGATGATTCTAAAGATCGTGAAATTAACTTAGAATTCGCTATGAAGTCTGATGACCAGAAAAGAATTCATGAGACCTTATGGAAACTACAAAACTATTTAGAAGAATTAGAAGAATTAATCAGTGATGATAGTTCTTTTTCTTTTGATGGTATCAATATTACTAATACGCCTTTCGTCAATCAAATTGATGACAAAGGTAATTACATATTTATGTTAGATATTAAAGCTAAAATAACAACTTATAAAAAGGAGAAAAATTAATGAGACAAAAAAATGCGATTCGCAAGCACTTTATTGCACCGATTCCTAAGGATGGTTCAAAACCTAAGGAAGCTGATTATATGAGGCTTGCTAAATGGATTTCTACAGTTTCAGATGATACAGATGAACAAACAGATGATACTGGATACTATGACGGTGACGGAACGGCAGAAACAACAGTTACTGGTGTTTCTGGTGCTTATGGCTTCGAAGGTAGTCATGATCCAGAAGATAAGGCACAAGCCTATATTGCTGGGCTAAAATGGAAAATTGGAGAAGAAAGAAAAGTTTATCATAAAATTGTTTCGTCTGATGGAAAAAAACAATGGATTGGTAAAGCTACAGTTTCAGCAATTATAGCAGGTGCTGGGGATGCAACTGAATATGAAGATTTCAGCTGTACAATTACGTTTAATGAAATCCCTCAAGAAAGTGCAGTAACCCCAGTTGGTTAATTAACTCAAGGAGCTAATATAGCTCCTTTATTTTTTGGAGAAAGAATATGACTAAAGAATTAATTTTAAACGTACAACGCTCAGGACTACCAATAAAAATTTCAGGAATGGAATTCTTCTTTGAATCTTCAGTTGAGTCAATTGAAAGATATCAAGAAACTCATGATGAAATAATGGCAAGCCTAGATAATATCGAACCTGCTTCCTCAAAGAATGCTGATGGTATCGAAGCAATAAAAGAAGCATTGACAGTTGCATTTGATTCATTCTTAGGGAAAGGAGCTTTTGAAACACTTTACAAAAAGTTCCCAGACGTGCTAGCTCTTGTTGATGTATTTCTAGCAGTTGTAGAAGGAATTGACGAGTATGTAAAAGAATTTGCAGCAAAACAATTTGATGGTTCAAAAGCAATTATGAAAGAGTATGAGGAGAAGAAAAAGCAAATCAAGATGAGGAAATAGCACATGAAATTAAATGATTTATTAGTTAATTCTATCGTTTTTGATGGTATTTTATACGACTTGGACCTTAGCTTTAATAATGTTCTTGATGTTCTAGAAATACTAAATAATAAATCTCTTTTAAAAGAATTAAAACTAAGTATGATAGTTAAACTCTTGATAGGCTCTAATGAACTTGAATATGGAGATAAACTATTGCTTTGGAAAGAGATATTTGAAAAGTATATTAATAAATCTTCTAAAGAACCTGTTGAACTTGATTTGGATGGTAATCCAATGCCTATAAAAGATAGTGAGCAACTTAAAAGTGAGAAACCTATTGATTTAACTGAAGATGCAAGTTATATATATGCTTCATTCAGACAGATTGGTATAAATCTATTTGATGAACAAGGGAAGATGCATTGGGAAGAGTTTCAAGCTATCCTAGAAGCTTTGCCAGATGATACTATCATTCAAAAAATTATCAAAATAAGGCTATGGAAACCTCGTAAAGGTGAGACCTCAGAATATAAAGCTCAAATGAGGGAGTTGCAAAAAAAATATAGGCTTACAAGCTAGAAAGGAGATATATGGCTGATGGAAGAATAACAATTGATATTGAGATTGATGGCAAACCAGTTAAAGTTGTAGTGAACGAACTAAAAAGTTTAGAAACTACCGCTAAGACAAGCTCTAGTGGAATTGAAACTGTTGGAAAATCATTAAACGATATTGATAGTAAATCTGTAAAAAAAGTTGGCAGTGATTTAAAGGAATTAGATAGCTCTAGTAAAAATAGTGCTAGTGAACTTAAAGTATTAGCTTCAAACATTACTGATATTAACGGCAAATCTTTAGTTTCAACTTCTAACTCAATGGAAGAACTATCAACTAACAGTAAGCAATCTACAAATAGCATTAGGCTTTTTTCAGATTCTCTTGCTGATATCAATGGAAAGTCAATTGATTTAGTTTCTTCTGACTTATCAGATTTAAGCTCCACAGCGCAAAAAAGCTCAGATTCTTTGAAAGGTATTCAAGATAGTGCAGAAGGTATAAACCCTAAGCCTCTTTCTGATACAAATGAAGAAACAAGGAAAATACCTGATAGTGCTAATAAAGCTTCTAGTAGTATTAAAGATATTGCAATGGCCATGGGTCTTGTAAAGGTTGCTTCTATAGCTATAAGCGCTTTGAATCAATCAATGGATGCTGCAATTAGTAGGTTTGATACTTTTCAAAGATTTCCTAAAGTTATGGACTCCTTTGGATACAGCACATCTCAAGCAAAAGAAGCTCAGGATAAACTATCTTCAGGAATTGATGGATTACCTACCAGACTAGATGAAGTGGTAAATACGTCAATGAAATTGACTACTATGACTGGTAATCTTGATAGGTCTACGAATGCTACTCTTGCACTAAATAATGCTTTTCTAGCAAGTGGTTCATCAACTGCCGATGCTGCACGTGGAACTGATCAATATGTTCAAATGCTTTCTAAAGGTGAAGTTGATTTGCAAAGTTGGAAAACCTTACAGGAAACAATGCCGGTGGGACTGCAAAAGACGGCTGAAGCCATGGGTTTCACAGGGACGGCTGCTCAGAGAGATTTATACTCTGCCCTTAAAGAAGGGGATGTTACTTTTCGAGAATTTGAAGATAACCTTATTAAGTTAGGTATTGGAACTGGTGATTTAGCTAATCTTGCAAAAATTAACAGTGAAGGTATGGCAACTTCGTTTGGAAATTTAAGAAATGCAGTATCAAAAGGTGTGGCAAATCTTTTAACTGACATTAATAATCTTTCAAAAGCAGTAACAGGAAAAAGTATTGCTCAAAACCTAGACGGATTGAAAGTAATAATAAATTCAACTTTTAAAGTAGTCGGCGTAGGTATAAGAGCTACTGAACCTCTTTTAAAAGTATTTATAGGAACTGTTAATACTTTAATAACTACTGGAAAAACTTTATCACCTGTACTTATTGGGCTTGGTACTGCATTTCTAGCTTTAAAAGTTATTAACTCTACAACCTCAATGCTTAATAATGCAACACAAGCAATTAATGTAGCTAAAGCATCTAGTTCTGCATTTGGAATAGTAATCAAAGGACAAACTGCTGCAACTATTGCAGATACAGTAGCTACTAAAGGGAGTACAAGCGCAAGATTAGCTGAAGTAGGAGTAGTTAAGCTAAGCACTGCCTTACTTGGTGTACTTACAGGTTCTTTATCAGTTTCAACCGTTGCAACCACTGTAATGACTACAGCCACTACAGCTCTAGGCGTGGCAGTAAAAACTATGACTGGTGGAGTCAGAATAGCAATTGCAGCAATCGGAGTTTTAGTTACTGCTGGAGTTTCTCTTTACAAATGGTTTAATCGAACTACTGAAGAAGGTAAAAAGTTAAATGGTGAAGTTAGTGAATTATCTTCAAGTACGGATAAACTTACTGATTCAGTTAAAAATAACTCAGCTTCAAGAAAAGATGAAATTAAACATAATGAATCGGTAGTTGAAACTTACAAGAAGATGACTGATGAAATTGGTAATCTTGCTAGTAAAGAGAACAAATCAGCTGCAGAAAAAAAACTTCTTAAAGATAATGTAGAAGCTCTTAACAAACAGTACGAAGGACTAAATCTTGTTTATGATGACGAAAGCAGAAAACTTTCAATGAGTACTGCACAGATTAAAGAAAAGATTGATGCATATTCAGGTATTGATAAAGCAACTCAACTCCAAGAACAATTAATTCAAGCTCAAACTGAAGAAATTGAAGTAGGAAAAAAACTTGAAGAGAATAAAAACCTACGTGCTGAGTGGAATACTAAACTAGAAGAAGGCACAATAACAACTCGAGAGCATAAAAAGGCAATTGAAGAACTTGACGAAAAGGAAACGTCTCTAAAAGAAACTGCTTCAAATCTAAAAGTAGAAACTGGTGAACTTGCTGAGGCTCAAAAAGTTGCAGCAGAACAAGCAACTCAAGCAGTTGAAGAAGGAGCTACGAAGCAAGTAATTACTTATGAAGGTTTGAATGAAGCTCAAAAAGCAGCAGTTGATGGTATGAAAGAGACTTGGAGTTCATACGCTGATAGCGCAACTAATATGTTTGATACCTTATCTGATAAACAAGAGATGTCTGTTTCTCAAATGCAAGCGAATTTAGAAGAAAATCAGCGTGTTGTAGGCGAATGGGGAAATAATATTGCAGAACTTGCTAAACGTGGAGTCGATCAAGGGTTGCTGAATACTCTCAGAGAAGCAGGTCCACAATCGGCAGGTTATGTTGCAGCTATTGTTAATTCTTCTGATGAAGAGCTTCAACAATTGAGTTCAACGTTTGCAAATGGAGGTAAAACTGCAACCGATGCACTGGGGAAAGCTATGGGAATAGAACAGAGTAATATTCCAGCTGAAATTCAGAACATGATTGGTGGTACAAAACTAAGTTTAAAAAATAAAATTAGTGAAGCAAACTTTGGAGAACTTGGGAAAAATGTTGGTGACGGCCTTGCTCAAGGTATAACTCAAAATTCAGAGACTGCTAGTAAAGCAAGTAAAGATATGGCAGATAAAGTATCTAATAGTGCTAAAGATGCTCTTCAAGTTCATTCACCATCAAGAGTTTTTGATGAAATTGGAGGATTTGTTGTTGCCGGTTTAGTTCAAGGTATAGAGAATAAAAAAGAAGCCTTGACAGCTGTTATGGATTCTTTAAAAACTACTTTAACTGAGCCATTCAAAGATATATCAGTAAATTCTGCTACTTCAATGGAACCGTTTATTAATGGTATTAAAACCGGAATGGATATAGCAAGAAACTCTGTAAGTTCTAACCTTGAACTAATCAAACAAGATTTTAACAATTTTAATCTTTCATTAACTGGATTGTCGTTGACAGCCATGACAGGGTTCAATTCTACACTTCAAACTGGAATGACAACTTCAAGTTCAATAATTCAAAGCGGCATTACATTTTTACAATCTTCATTTAATTTATTGCCAAATATTGCAAATCAATCAATGCTTGCGTTTGTAGCTAGTATTTCTTTAGGAATGGCAACCGGTGCTTCAACTATTAATGCCGGTGCTTCAACTATTAACTCTTCTTTTGTTAACTTGCAAACTACAATTAAAACTTCGAGTTCGGTATCAATGACAGGCTTTGTAAGTAATTTACAGTCTGGAATGAATAGTGGTAATAATATTGTTTCTACAAATACTCAAGCGATAACTAAACAAGTTGATAATTTAGGTAAAAACATTGAAAATTCTTCTAAAAATTCAATGAATAATATGGTTCAAACTATTAATGCGGGAAGTGTCCACGTATTAAGTACAGTTACTTCAATGGTTAACAATTCAACAGACTCTGTAAATACACTGCAAGATAAATTTTATCAGTCTGGTCAATATGCATCACAAGGTCTAGCAAACGGGATTGATGCTGGAGCTAGCTATGCAATAGCATCAGCACGATCGTTAGCTGATGCAGTATCTGAAACATTAAAAGATGCTATGGATATACATTCACCTTCGCGGAGAATGCGTGATGAAATAGGTAGGTATATCCCCAGAGGGATTGCTGCTGGTATTGATGAAGATGCATATACCGTTGAAAACTCCCTCAAATCAATATCAAATGATTTGCTGAAACCATTTAATCCAAACTTTAAATTTGGAGTTTCTGGAACAAGTTCATCAAGTCAAAATGATAATTCGCCAAATAGTTCATCAAATAATGCAGAGGTAGTTGCGCTTCTAAATAGACAAAATGAACTACTTAGTAGAATTCTAGCTAAAGATTCTTCGTTAATTGTTGACGGTGAAGTACTTGCAAATATTGTCAATGAGAATAATGCTATTAATGATTCAATTAAGAAATTTTAGAAAGGATATTGAATGGTACTGATAAAAAAATTAAATGGTAAAACTTATGATCTTGACGATGCAGATATCAGAACAGTTGACTTAGTTATTTCTTCTCCTAATATGAGACATAACTATGAGCACATTGATGGTTCACTCGGAATGATTGATTTTGGAAGTGATATTGAATCAAGAAATATTAATGCTACTTTTAGAGCTAGAGCAAGTCAGATACCTGTATTTTCTTTATTAAGAGATGAGATATTTGAAATATTTAGTTCTGAAGAGCCTTTTTATTTAATTGAGAAACGTCTTCCAGGTAAACAATGGCTAGTTAAAGTAGATAGTGAGTTTTCACTTCAGCAAAAGTTAATATACAGCACGTTTGAAATTGAGTTTATAGCAATTAGAGGTATATCTGAATCAGTATTAACAACTCAACAGTTACAGCTAAAAAAAATATCAGCATTCGATAATTCTTGGGCGTGGGGAATGGGACTTGAGACTGTAGATGATACTGAATTGATATATACGCACAATGCAGAATCAACTGCTACATTCAAAGTATTCAATGCAGGAAATGTAGATGTGCATCCATTTGAGGCAATGTTGAACATCGCTATAAAAAATGTAGTAGGTTCTACAGCAAGATTTAAACTGAAAAATATTACTACGGATAGCAAGATTACAATCAATAAACCTGTTACAAATACAGACGTTTGGCGATACGAAGGCGCTAATGTAACAAGAAATAAACTAGCAGCTTTGAAAGACACAGCTAAAGATTTTATTTTCTTAAAGCCAGGCTGGAACACGTTTCAGATTTACGACTGTAAAAGCGCAACGATTGAATTTGATTTCAAATTCATATATAGATAACAGAAAGGGGAAATATGGAAATGCAAATTATAGGTCCGCAATGGGACCGAAAAAATCTAGATCGAATTAATGAAAATTTCAAATTATTTAACGGAATTCCAGATGATGTGAAAAAAATGTCTGCTTCTGTTGAGAATAGCATCAAAGAAATTAAAGATTCAGTAAATAGTCGTTTTATAGGATTGAATAATGTAGACCTTGATGAATATAAAACTGGAGGTCTCTTTTTTGTCGCTGGCGGAACAAATTATCCAACTACGAAAACGAGCGGAATGTTGCAAGTAGTATCTAGTAACTCGGGTATTTATGTACATCAAGAATTCTTAGATCTTAACAATCCGGCTCAGAAATATGTGAGAGCCTTCAAAGTTGATAAATGGTCTGACTGGATCGAATTGACTGTAACTGCAGAAGAACTTGAGAAAATCAAAGAAACAATCAAAAACAATACTGAAGATTTCGCAATTAATCTTTTTTCAAATGGTTGGTTTAATAATAATTTAGCTTTTTGGTCAAATAATGCAGGGACTGTAACGATTACAAAAGATTCTGATGGATTTAATAATTTAACTATGGATAGTCAGACATCTGCACAAGTGAATCAAAAGGTTAAATTAAAAGCTAGTCATGCATATTTTGTTACATTTGATGTAGCGGTAAGCAGATACGTAAAGGGTCTGTGTGGAGTCCAATTTAACGGGAACTTTAAAAGCGGTAATCAGAATTTAGGATTAACAAGAGTGTCAGATAAGAATGATTTTGAGAATATCTCAGAAATTCTTGTTACTTCTGATACTTTTGTAGGAGATTCAATTGTATACGTAGGAAGTATATCTTCTGCTAACTTAGCAGGAAAAATAAGAAAGCTATCGATATATGACTTGACAGATATCTATGGAAAAGGAAACGAGCCAAAAACTGTTAAAGAAGTTGATTTCAAGAACCTAGAAGCATCAGAAAAAGGTATTGAATTAACTCTTGCGAAGACATATGCAGCTCTAAGTAGCCAGATTTCTAAGATGTCAAAAGAATCTAGTACACCTCCGATTATTCTACCTGACGATTCAGGACAAAAAATTCAAGCTAGTGATGATGAATGTTCTGCAGTTTTCGTTTCAGAAATGAATAAAAAAGCTTCATATTTAGGAATGTCTAAAACTACTTTTAAAAATTCAACTGGTTTAGCAATCTCTGGACAAGTATCTTGTTCAAGGGATTTTTTATTGCTCACAATGCATGCATTAGCTTATCAAGACTTGTTGAAATATTGGGGAAGAAAGCAGTATACAGTAAATGTCAAAGGTCCTAAAGCACGAAGTGTAGCTATAGATGCGACTGTGCATCATGATGGACTTGAAGCAGAATATGACATTTTAGGTGGAAAATCGGGGACGCTAGGATCATTATTCAATGCTACTACGCTGATTCAAGCTAAAGATACTAAAGATATCTTTGCTTGTGTCGTCATGGGTACGGATGTTGATGCAGGTAGTTCGGAACGATATGAAGCAGTGAGACAAGTAGCAAACATTGCTAAAGAGAAATTGAAGAATTCAAGTTATACACCATCAAATGTTCCAAAAGTTTCAGCTTCAAGCATTATGAAAGTTCCTCTTCACAATCCAACTTACTTCACAAATATTCAATCTGAAAGCTTATACTCAATCAACGAGAACGATTCAATCATGCCAGCATCTATGACTAAAGTCATGACAGCTATTTTGATGCTTGAGAATGTATCAAATCTTAATGAGAGCATTGTGCTGAAAGCTTCAGATATCAAATCTGGCAGTGGTCCTGTGATGTACGAAGGTGATGTAATCAACTATCTAGATGCTATTCACCTTATGATGTTACCGAGCTCGAATACTGCAGCACATACAATGTCACGTGTCGTTGGTCAGAAAATAATTAATGCTCGAGGATATATTTAATGTATGTAAGAGACTTACAATTAAACGAGTATCCTGTAATGGGAACTTACACGATTTCTGATGAAATTAACGGTGATATGAATTTATCAATAGAGATTTTACCTAATAAAGTAAATTCTCTTTTTTTAGACAAGATTGCTGAATTTTGGGAACTTGTTGACGATAACGAAGAAGTTTACAAGATTGTTCTTTGCAAGAGTCAAGGTGTTGGGAAGTTTCAGAAGAAGACAATTAAAGCATTACCGAAATTGTATGATGATTTAGACTCAACTCGTGTTTATGAACGGTACGACGGCTCATTTCCTATTGAAGAACTATTCAATATTTGTTTCAAACCAACATCTTATACTCATAAGCTAATAGGTGCCTGGAACAATATAAAAATCGAAGGTTACGGTGATGGAGATACATGCCTTAAGATGTTTCAACATGTATTAAATAGGGTAGGTGCTGAATTCACTTTCACAGGAAATGTAGTGACAATACGTGATCGAATAGGTACTGATAGTAATGTTATGTATCGACATAGGCTTAACGCATCAAATATCATAAAGGAAGTTGACGGACAGTCTTATTGGACTTACGGCAGAGGTTTTGGTAACTATGAAGATTCTGATGAAGGTGCTAAAAATGCAAAGTTAAAGCGTGAATACACTAGTCCCTTAGCAAAGTTATTAGGCAAACGTGAAGCACCACCTCTAAAAGATGGACGTATGAAAGATTCTGCCACTATGGATAAATCTCTCAAGAAGTTAGTTGATGAATCAATTAAGATTTCAGTAACTGCCGACCTAGTAGACTTGAGGGAAAAAGGTTATCCATATGCACAGTCAAATTTAGGCGATACCGTCCTACTCATCGATGAAAGAATTGGGCTTAATGAAGAAGTTAGAGTAGTTTCTCGTCAGATTACACGAAACTGGTTAGGTAAGATACTAGACCTCAAGTTTACATTTGGCACTGAGGGTCTTGTAAAACGATATCAAGGAAAGATGTCGAATGCAGTTAATAATATTACTGACATCCTCGAAGGACGTAAGAAGCTTCCATTTCAGGCTATGAGTGACGAGATTCAGATAGTCACTAAGTTACTTAAGTCGGTACAGACTCAATTCGTTTTCGGTGATGATGGAAGCATGATCGCCATTGACAAGAAGAATCCAAATTTAATAGTAATACTAAACGCTGCAGGGGTTGGGATTTCTGATGATGGTGGCCAAACGTTCAAGAATGCAATAACTGGCCGTGGAATTCTTGCTGATGCAATTATGGCAAATAGTATCACAGCTGACAAGCTTGATGTAAATGCTATTACTGTTGGCTTTAATAATAGCTCTACAAATATTAAATTGTACTCAGATCGTATCCAATTTTTTAAGAACTCAAAAATGAACTTAAATATTGATCAATATGGAATGCAGTTTTTTAAAGATGGAGTAAAAACTGCAGTATTGAATGACGACGGCATGGAGTTCTGGTATGGCACTCGCAAAATTGGACGTCTAGGAACAAGTTCAAAATCAAGCGATGCCAATATAAGGGGTGTTACTCTAAGGCTTGAAGACACAGGAGACTATCTTGGTTTCTTATATAAGAAAGCGACAGGAGACACGACATATACATCAGCGCTGACCATTGATCCAAAAGGAAAGTTCTACAGCGGTTTTAGTGGTATGACTGTAGATGTGCCTATGCGTATGATTAACAGTAAAAATGAATTATGGACGATGGATGATGTATTAGCAATCATAAGCCAATTTAAAGGTCTTGGAAGTGTAGCAATAGCTACAAGCTTTGATAGCAATGGAGCTGCGACGAAGTGGCATAACTTGAATTTATAGAAAAGGAGAAAAATGGATTTACTATTTAACAAAACGATGGTAGTGCTAGTTACAATTTTCGCTATCATATTAGCAACAGATTATATATTAGGAACTATTGTTTCAAAAAAAAATAACCTTTATTCATCTGATAAAGGTAATGAGGGGCTGATGAAGAAATTCATAGCTTTTATTTTATTTACAGTCGTTGTATTAGTTATAGACTTTGCAGATATGTTTGATGTACCTACTATTGAGCAGTATTTAAATATTGCAAAACTGGCAATGCCTCCAGTAATAATAGCTTATGCTCGTAAAGAGTTAGCAAGTATTGTAGCGAATCTTAGCTTGATTTATGAGTTTGATGTGGGAGAATTTCTCAGCAAGACTCTATCTGCAGACCAAGAGTTACAATCTAAAATAAGAAAATTAGACAATTCTAAGGCTAAGATTATAGTTCTTGATAATACATTGAAACAAATTGAAAAAGGCGACGAGGAGAAAGGAGCATAAATGTCAGGATTAACTATAAATGAAGCTAAAGAGCTTATGAAGAAATATCTATCAGCAAAACTTCCAACTTATCCAGGGACTTATTACGGAACCTACGGAGGCTTTCCAAATGCGCATTCAAACTGTACCTTATTTAGCCAATGGTTCTTGAAGAATTATACAAATGATGATATTAATCTTTCCCAACCAAGTGGTAATGGCTGTGAAATGGTACAATATTTCATAAATGCAAATAAAGGAAAACTGTCAGCAAGCAATACTCCTACAGCTTTTTCTTTATTCTCAATTACTGCAAATAATGGATATTATTATACAGGCGAGGCGGGTCACACAGGGATTGTACTTGGTATCCAAGGGAACACAGTAATAACTGGTGAGGCAAATTATGGCGTACCCTTTACTAATCTAGATGCCAATTATCCATACAATGGAATTGTCGTAAGAACTTACTCGACAAACGTATTTAACAGCACAACAGGAATTACATTTGTTGACTTAAATAAATATATAGCTGATGTTTTAAAAAATAAAAAAGGAGATAGTAAACAAATGGTAAATGTAATCAATCATATTGTTGTACCAGGTAATCCAGCGCAAGATAATGGTTATTCAGTAGCACCATGGACAGGAGTCCATTTGCATAGCACAGGCAATCCTAACTCGACTATGCAGAATGAACGTGATTTTCTTTCAAGAAACTACATGAATGCAAACTATACTCATTTAGTTGGTTTCAATCATGAAACAGGACAAGCTGAAGCATGGCAAGTCATGGCCAAAGGTGGTGCTTATGATGTAGGTGGTTCCGCCAACTGGGATGGTTGGGCATCAATCGAGTTTGTAGAAGGTTCAATTAAGACACAAGCTCAATTTGACGCAGCTTACCGAGTTTATCTTGAATTATCTAGACAGTTACTGGATGAATTAGGTGGCGATTATAATGTAGATGACGGCTCATACACAGGAATTGAAACTCATGACTACATAAGTAAAACTGGTCGTGGCTCAGACCATACAGATCCATTGGGATTCTTATCGAAATGGGGTATCTCGTATGCTCAGCTTAAAAAGGACATGGTGTCAAAGTCTTGGAATGCTAGTCAACCTAGCAAACCAGTTCAACAAGGATATAAAAACAAATTAGTAGTTGGAAAACAGGCATGCAAGTGGTCACCTTCATCTAAAGCTAAATCTATTCCTAAATTTGTCATTGGGCAAACTTATGATATTTTAAAAGAGCGTCCTATTAACTACTCTAGAAGTAAGAAAGAATTTCTTATTGGAAAAGGAAATACACCGACAGGTTGGCTTCTCGAACAAGATGTTGAGAGGTTTGTATAGTTAATGCAGCAAGTAAAAATCTACACTAAAGAAAATTGTCCACCTTGCATGATGACAAAAAAACACTTAACGTCTAAAGGAATTGAATTCCAAGAGTTAAGTATTTTAGATCATATAGATGAATTGAAAGAAAAAGGATTTTCTTCTGCTCCAGTAATTAAAGTGGGGAAAGAAATGTTTTCTGGATTCAATATTAATAAAATTAAAGAGTTAATTTTGGCCTAG